GATTAAAGCATACTAGATATAGTTATGTTTAAAGCATAACTTCAAACCAACAGGAGCCACAAGTCTTGAAAAGAAAAAAGTATCAAACTCTATGGGAATTAGAGTCTATCTACTACCGAGTCTGTAGATTGCAGGGTTGTAAACCTGACCTAATCCAGAAACTACCGAGAGTAGATAACGGAATGATTAGCACATTGGAATCTATCTCTTTATTAAAAAGAGAGATAGTAAAAATTGTATGCGACATTTAACAATGAACTTTATGGAAGAGATCAACGAAGAAACTCAGAAGATGCTGAAACAAATCAGCATACGAAAAGCTGAGAAGACAGCCAACGCAAAAAAGCGGATAGCTGAATTACAAACCCTTATTAAATTTTGGGAGCAAGACCTGTGAAGTGTACTAAATGCGGTAGCCTAGACAATCAAGTTAACAACACTCGGACTAGGCTATCTACTAGAGGTCACAACATAGACAGTAAAGATAGTTCGATTCCTTTTATCTGGAGGAGTCGGACTTGTTTATCTTGTGGCAATAAATATTCTACCTATGAGATCCGTACTCAGGACTACGGAGTTGAGGGATTCAAACAGATAATTGAAGACCTGATTAACAACTAATAAACTTACCTATTGGAGAACCACAATGAAAACTAAAATCCCTACACTTTCTGAAGCAACAAGAACTGTTTACAGAAGGAGAAAGAACGGCACTAAATCTGCTACTAATTTCTTGATAGGAATGAAGCACAACATCAAAGCACTTGGAGACTTACCAGTAAATAAAATTACTAGGCCTATGGTCAACAAGATGATGGATATTCTGAAGCAAGAACGGAAGAATAGTAATGCAGTAGTCAATCAAAAGATGGGTTACTTGAGAGTCGTACTCCAGGAGATGGAGGAAGATGGATTCATTGAGATGATTAAGATGCCTAAACCTAGACCAACAAAGAACAGTAAGGTACATTATTTAACTGTGGATATGGAAACTCAGTTATTAGATTTCTTAGTTGCAAACAAACAGTATGAAGCTAAGGATATTGTTATCTGTTTGATTGATTTAGGTTGCAGAGTAAATGAACTTCTTAATTTAGAAAAAAGATTTGTTGACTTTGACAATAATCAAATCAACTTCAACGATAGAAAGAACGATCAAGCTGTAGCCGTACCCATGACTAACAGAGTTAAACAAGTAATAACACATTATTGGTATGGACTAGATGATTTAGATAAAGTATTTAGTCTTAACTACAGCGAACTAAATGCTATCTGGCAGAAGGCTAGGAAGGACTTAGGCTATGCCGATAAGAAGTTTTATACTATCCACCTATGCCGACATACTTGTGCGTCAAGGCTAGTACAAAGAGGAGTACCGATACTCTTAGTTAAGGATTGGCTAGGCCATGAGGACATAGAAAATACTATGATCTATGCACACTTAGCACCCAAAGCTTTGCACTCTGTAGTTGATGTATTAAATGACTGAGCCTAGCAAGAAACAACTAGATCTCGAAGCTAGTATTTGTAGCATCTCAGCCTATAACAAGATCAGTAAACAAAACAAAAACATAGAGAAAGGCAGGGAGTCCGAGAACTATTATGCTCGCAACATCATAGAGTCAGGGCTTCAGAAGTTAAGCAAGGCAATACAAGAACATATAGTAGATAGTTTTAGCGGTAAGGTTGGAGTCAAAGCTGTCTCTGCTTTGTTTCTTTCTCAGTTCCCAGACATAGATGTAGTAGCTTTCATAGCTTTCAAAGTATTAATAGACAATGCTTCACAGTTAAAAACAACTACATCTACTGCACTTAAGATAGGACAAATGTTAGAAGATGAACTTAGGTTTACTAAGTTTGAAGAGGAAGATCCTAAACACTTTAGGAACTTAAAGAAACATACCAGAGATACCAACAATGAAGGCTATAAAAGAAACCTTATCGTCTACCACATGAATAAAGAAGGGCATGAGTTTCAGACTTGGAGTAGAGGTAATAAACTTAGGGTTGGGCTTAAGTTGATTGAGCTAGTAATGATAAAAATAAATATGATTAACTTGGTTAATAAAAGAATTAAAAATTCTACTACAAGTTATATAGTTTTTACTGATAGGTTTATGAAGTATATAAGACAAGGGAGATCTAATAGAATTGCTGCCTTTCCTATCTACCTACCTTGTCTTGATCCACCAAGAGAATGGAAGTCGATAGATGATGGAGGTTATTACACCGATAGGTTAAAGACTAAAGCTATTAAGAGTACGAATCGTAATTACCTAGACAGACTACGAGGAGAAAACTTAACAACAAGTCTGAAAGCGTTAACTCTGGCGAGTCAGACAGCTTGGGGTGTAAATCAATTTGTGTTAGAAACTCTTGAGTACTGTTGGGAGGAAAGAATAGAAGTAGGTTCATTAATTGATAGGGAACTAGCAGAACTGCCAACTAAACCACTCGATATAGATACCAATAAGGAAGCAAGAAAAGAGTGGAGATACTTAGCATCTTTGATACATGATATGAACGCACAGAATATGGTCAAGCGGTATCAAATATTATCCATGATTGATACAGCGAAAAGATATGCTGGCGAAAAATTTTATCACGTTTACCAATTTGATTTTACAGGGCGAATGTACCCTTTAACTGCACACTTCCACCCACAAGGAAATGATATAGCAAGAGGACTGCATATATTCCATGAAGGAGGAGTTATAAAAGATAAGCATGACTTAGATTGGCTTGCTATTGCAGGTGCTAATCATTGGGGTCTTAATAAACATACCTATGAGGAAAGATTAGAGTGGGTTTATATAGAAGGAACTGATTTTGCAGAGGAAGTTTATAAAGATCCGATAGGTAATGTTGGTATATGGGGTAAAGCAAAAGAACCATTTCAATTTCTGGCTTGGTGTAGAGAGTGGTGTGAATTTCAATGCGAAGGATATGGGTATAGATCTCATCATGTCTGCTGCCTTGATGGTACAAACAATGGCTATCAACATATAGCAGGTCTTATATCTAATCAACACCTAGCTAATAAAGTTAACCTACAAAATGTTAATCAACCACAAGATTTATATAAACAAATCCTCGATGTTCTCTTGACACTACTGGAGAATGACAACTCTCAAGAGTCAGAAGATTGGTATGCAATGAGAGATAAGCTAACAAGAAAGTTTATAAAGAAACCTGTACTTATGATTCCATATAACTCAACAACATTTGGCATAGCAAATTATATAGAAAAGTATTTTGTAAATGAAAATGTTTTCATGGCAAAAAATTTTAAGAATACTTTTTACTTAGCAACCATGATCGAGAAGGCAGTTAAGAATGTTACACCTGAAAGTTATGACGTACTACAGTACCTATCTCATACTGCATTATGTTTTAATCGGGAGAATAAACCTATCTCTTGGCATACACCATCAGGCTTTCTTGTTCAACAGAACTACTACAAGAACGAGATCAAAAGAGTAAAGACTAAATTAAGTAACTCAAGTGTAAGGTTGAGTTTGGCCGAACCTGATACCAGTAAGATAGATAAACGTAGACAGGCACAGGGTTTTCCTAGTAATTATATACATAGTCTTGATGCTGCACATTGCCATCTAAGTTTGGTGGAAGCTAGCAAGAAAGGACACAAACAATTCTGTGTTATCCATGACTGTTATGGTAGCCCTGCTAGTGAGCTTAGAAGTTTTATACAATGTGTAAAGCAATCATTCTTCGACATATATAGTGACAATAATTTAGACAGTTTATATCATCAAACGACACAACAATTAAGTGATACCAGTAAGTTACCAACAGCACTAGATATGGGAGATTATGATATAGAAGATGTGTTGACTGCACCATATATATTTACATAGGAAGAGATCAAGGTATAGTTAAGGAACGTCTTTTATAGACGCAATAAAACGGAAACCAAACCAGGTAATTACATGGAAGAACTGAAAGCGGAGACTATTAAAATAGTCACACCTAACCCTACTAATTTTAGGTACTCATATCTTGTAACCCCTGACGAATACAAGGGTATCAAGAAATATAAAGCAGAGTGTCTTATTAAGAAAGGCACAATGATGAAAGATGACAAGGGTCGAGAAGTCGATGCCGTTGAATACATCTTTGAACAGCTTGAAGGTTTACTTGAAAGATGGAAGGCTTCGCTAAAAGAATACTATCCAGATAGAAAGTTTTCTCTTACTAAAAACAAACATGGAGAACCATCATTACCTTACTTCCTTGAAGATGATTGCCTTGTAATCAGAACAAGCAAGAAGGCAGGTGGAGTAAAACAGAATGGTGAGGTATGGACTAATCCACCTGTTACTTTCTGGGCTAATGAAGATCCTTTACGTCTAATGAATGATGAAGAGAAGCAACAGTATGAGAAGATCAGTCCAATGACAGAAGGGCAGATGTCTATGAAGTGTTCTGGCTATGATGCAGGTGCTAATGGTGTCGGTATTAGATGCCAACCTTTACAAGTCATAGTAAGGAAGCACGTTGAATGGACAGGCAGCCCAGACTTTGAAGCAGCAACATCTAACTATGAAGAAAAAAGTACTGCGTCATCAGCAGCCGACTTCTAAATACAAGAGTAAGTTTGAAGCTGCGTTTGCTGACAACTTAACTAAAAAGAAAATTGTATTTACTTATGAAACCATCAGTATTGACTATGAAATTACTTGCTGCTACAGGCCTGACTTTATCCTCAACAATTTTATTGTTGAAACAAAGGGTTACTTCTCAAAAGAAGATAGACGAAAACATCTTGCGATTAAGAAGAAACGACCCGACTTAGATATTAGGTTCTGCTTTCAAAATAGTAGAACCAAACTATCTAAAGCAAAGAACTCTATCTCGTATGCCAAATGGTGTACGAGACATGGGTTCCAATACTGTGACAAATTTATTCCTACTGATTGGTATGCCTAGTTATCCTTTACCACCAAGCCCAAAAGAAGGGTGTCTTATCTTTGATGATTACAGAAGAATGTGGATAGTTTTTAATGGTAAGCAATGGATTGATGTTGACTTCAAAGAACACAAATGTAATCTCAATGAAAAGTCAATACAAGAATAAAATAGTCTGCCCTGAATGTGGCAAGAAAAACTGTGCAGTCTTTGATGATGGACACCATCATTGCTTTACTATGGACTGTGGCTATACCTATTATCCCGACCAAAAAGAAAAGAAAGTGACCACTAACATCATTCCTTTATACAAACCAAACCCAAGACTATTAAAGGTAACACCGATAGCTTTACCTAAACGTGGAATTACTAAGGAGACTTGCGAACTATTTGGTTATGGTATGTCTGAACATAGAGGACAGCCTGTTCAAGTAGCTACATATAAAGATCAGAAAGGTAATGATGTTGCACAACATATACGCTTTCAAGATAAGAAGTTTATATGGATAGGTGATATGTCAAAGGTACAGCTATGGGGTCAGCATCTTTGGAGACAACATGGAGGTAATGGTTCTGTCTTTATAACTGTCTGCGAAGGTGAGATTGATTGCATGAGTGCTAGTCAGATTCAAGGTAACAAGTTTCCCTGTGTATCCATACCATCAGGAGTACAGTCAGCAGCTAAATATCTAGCAGCTAACTATAAATGGTTAGATAGTTTTTGTCGTATCGTTATTTGTTTTGATAATGATGAAGCAGGTAGGAAGGCAGCAGAAAAATGTATGGAAGTCTTACCAAAAGGTAAGGCAGCTATAGCAAAGTTAGATCGCAACGATGTTAACGATCACCTTGTATTAGGTGAAGGAGATTTAATTAGAGATAGGTTATGGAAAGCTAGACCAGTAAGACCTGACTCTCTTATTAATGCTGCTGATGCTTGGGATTTGTTTATAAAAGAAACAAGTAAACCTATATCAGACTTTCCATTTCCAAAGCTAAATGATTACACAAAAGGTTTGTTTCCTAGTCAACTCTTTACAGTAGCTAGTGCTAGTGGTGCAGGTAAATCAACAATATGCAGAGAGCTATGTCATCACTTCTTAAAAAGAAAATTAAAGGTAGGTTATATTGGGTTAGAAGAATCAGTACAAAGAACTCTTCAAGGTCTAGTAGGTATTGACTTGAATATTCCTTTGCACTTAAATGAGGATGGCATAACAAAAGATGATCTGAAGATTGCGTTTGATAACCTCACATCAACACGCAATCTTTTTTTATACAACCACTTTGGTAGTCTTGAGCCTGATGTATTACTAGAACAGATAAGATACTTAGCTACTGTTGATGGAGTAAAGGTAGTCATACTAGATCACATCAGTATAGTTTTGTCTGGTCTTGAATTAGATAATGAACGTAAAGCAATAGATATAATAATGACTAAGCTTAGAAGTTTATGTGAAGCAACTGGTATAGCTCTTGTACTTGTCAGTCATTTACGCAGACCACAAGGACAGTCACATGAATCGGGTAGAGAAGTAGATACATCAGACTTAAGAGGATCACATAGTCTTCTTCAGTTATCTGATGTTGTGTTATCTGCATCAAGAAACCAGACAGGAAGTGAGAGTGAAAGGCAGAGACTACAACTTAAGGTGCTTAAGTCTAGGCATACTGGTATGACAGGAGAGGTAGATAAATTATTGTACGACCAGAAGACAGGTCGGCTTGTTGTATATGAGGACTTTATTTAACTATGACTTTACTTATTGATGCTGATTGGTTGATCTACAATTCTTGCTGTGCTTGTGAGCAAGACACAAGATGGAATGATTGGGAGCATACACTTCACTCTGATGAAAGAGACATACTTAACCTGATAGAGAATAGGTTAGATGTTTACAGAAGTATTGCTGATAGTAATCACGACATAGTTATGTGCTTTACTTCTTACCCTACATTCAGACATGAGATATTCCCTGAGTACAAGATCAACAGGATAGGTAAAAGAAAACCACTAGCTCTTAAGAGTATTATTAAAGAAGTAAAAGAAAGATATGAAACTGTAGCCTATCCAAACCTTGAAGGTGATGACGTACTTGGATTGCTTGCTACCAATGGCAGATACAAAGACCCGATAATAGTTTCAGTTGACAAAGATATGAGAACACTACCATGTAAACTTATAGCTGCTGATGAGATAGAACATATAACAAATAAGAAAGCAACTAGACATTGGTTTGAAATGTCATTAGCAGGTGACGCAGGTGACGGAATACTAGGTATCAAAGGTATGGGTATGGTTACTGCTTCAAAGACATTAGCCAATACACCTGATACTAAAGAAGCACTATGGTCTAAGGTACAAGAGACATATACTAAGAAAGGTTATACGATTGCTGATGCTATATTGAACGCAAGACTGACAAGGATATTAAGAGAAGGAGATTATGATTACAATACAGGTGAAGTAAATCTTTGGAACCCATAAAGAAAACCCCAAGAGGAACCACTCTCTTGAGGTTTTCATGTTGCAGTACAACAAGGTAACCACTCCTTGTTATTCTTAGGTTAACATATAATATAGAAGTAACACTTTATTCTTTGTGGCTTTTCCAGTAATTACTGACGAACTTATAAATAGTTTAGATGGTGTGTTTCCTAACAAACACCCAGACTTATCTCTCTCTGATAGGGAAGTATGGTATCGTGCAGGTCAAAGGTTTGTTGTTGATTATTTAATAGAGCAACAACTTAGACAGAAAGAAACCATGCTGACTAATAGGGTGCTGGAGAATTAGTTATGTGTACAGGTATGAAAAATTGGAGAGGTGTCATAGGAGGTACAGGTCTTAATATGCCATTAGACTATCAAAACAGACCTGTTAATGTAACAGGTAAACAAACAGGAGTCGCTAACCCTATAGATACAGCTAAAGCAACAGAACGTCTGAGGTTAGCAAGACAACAGGCAGAAGGCATAGATCCTGATAGACAACATTTCTTGGATTTCTATAACAAAGATTGGAAGGGAAAATAAAAATGATAGTATTAAATAAAAAGGTAGTTTAATTATGTGTTTCGGAGGAAGACCAAAGCCACCACCATTGCCAACACCAGAGCCAGATGATTCTCCTATAGAAGAGACTGCTCAAGCACCAACATTAGGTAGTCAAGGTGGACATTCTTCTAAGAAGAAGAAAGGTAAGACGGCTACTGGTAAGAAGGTGGCAGCCAAGAAGCGTGGTACATCGTCATTACAGATACCTAAACTTCCTGAGTCAGAAAGTTCTGGAGATTTAAACTACACAACTTAATATGGAATACTCCACACAAAGCACAACAGCAGCAGCTAGATATGAAGCACTTATTAGTGGTAGGTCTGTTTACGATAGAGAAGCTAAAGAGTCCTCTAAACTTACAATACCTAGTCTGATACCAGAACAAACGACAGGTACTAGAGCAAAGGTCAAGACTCCTTTCCAAGCAACAGGTAGTCGTGGAGTTAATTCCTTATCAAATAAACTATTAATGACTTTGCTTCCTCCAAGCACAGCATTTTTTAAATTAGAAATAGATGATCTTGAAATAAAAAAGCAAGGACAGGAAGCACTTCAAAGTGAAATAGATAAAGGACTAAGAACAATAGAAAATGCTTTGATGAATCAGATAGAAATATCTAACGATAGAGTTGCTATGTTTGAAGCACTCAAGCATTTAGTTGTATCAGGTAATGTCTTGTTATATCTAACAGATAAAGGACTTAAGGTATATCCACTTTCTAAATATGTTTGTAAGCGTGATGACGTTGGTAATGTTTTAGAAATATATATTAAAGAAACAGTACACCCACAAGCATTACCTCCTGAGTTCTTAGAACTTATAAAGAAGAAAGAGAACTATGACGCAGAAACAATAAAGGAAGACCTAGATATATATACATCTATCAAAAGAGTTGGTGATGATTTCCTTTGGTTTCAAGAATGTAAAGGAGAGAAGATACCAAACACAGATGGTAGATCAAAGATGGAAATTTCTCCTTTCATTCCTCTCAGATTTATTCGGATAGATGGAGAAGATTATGGTAGAGGATACGTTGAAGAATATAGAGGAGACTTGATTAGTCTTGAGTCTTTGATGCAAGCAATAATTGAAGGTGCTGCTGCTAGTGCTAAGACATTATTCCTCGTTAACCCTAATGGAATTACAAGGGCAGCTACCATAGCAAAGGCTCCTAATGGAGCAATAAGAGAAGGTACTGCTGCTGATATATCTGTCATGCAAGTAAACAAAGGAGGAGATTTTAGTGTTGCTTTTAGTGCTATACAAAGAATAGAAGCAAGACTTGAGTTTGCTTTCTTGATGGCAAGATCAGTACAACGTGACGCAGAAAGAGTAACAGCAGCAGAGATAAATCTTATGGCACAAGAACTAGAGAATAGTCTTGGTGGTATCTATAGTATCTTGACTCAAGAGTTTCAACTACCATATCTCAGAAGACGTATGCACCTGTTGGTAAGACAAGGTAAAGTTCCCAAGCTGCCTGATGAACTGGTCAAACCTAAAATAGTGACAGGATTACAAGGTCTTGGTAGAGGTAATGATAGGAATT